AAATCCATTCTTTGGAGAAGGCGAACGCAGAACTTTATCTGCTAATTTAAATGTATACAAATTTGAAGAACTTGAGGACAAAATTTAATGAGTGATTTTTTAAAAGACATAATTAAACAAACAGGCAACGAATATGCATCACTAGTTAGTGATGGTGTTGAAGCAGGAGATTGTGATTCGTTTATTGACACTGGAAGTTATATTTTCAATGCACTACTTTCTGGTAGTATCTATGGTGGATTACCAGATAATAAGATTACAGCAATAGCTGGTGAGTCAGCGACAGGTAAAACTTTCTTCGTGATGGGAATGTGTAAATCTTTTCTTGATGCAAATCCAGATGCAGGAGTTTTATACTTTGAATCTGAAAGTGCAATTACAAAATCAATGGTAGTCGATAGAGGTATTGATCCTACAAGAATGGTTATCATTCCTGTAACAACTGTACAAGAATTTAGAACTCAAGCACTCAAAGTGTTAGACTCATATCTTGCAAAGAAAGAATCAGACAGACGACCAATCATGCTTTGTCTTGACTCTCTAGGAATGTTATCTACCACCAAAGAAGTAGAAGATACTTCTGATGGTAAAGAAACCAGAGATATGACAAGAGCTCAAGTTCTTAAAGCTGCATTTAGAGTATTGACTTTGAAACTTGGTAGAGCAAAAGTTCCTATGGTTGTTACTAATCATACATACGACTCAATGGGTTCTATGTTTCCAACTAAAGAAATGGGTGGTGGTTCTGGATTGAAATATGCAGCTTCATCTATTATATTCTTATCTAAGAAAAAAGATAAAAATGGTACAGAGGTTGTCGGTAATATTGTTCATTGTAAAAACCATAAGTCAAGATTGACTATTGAGAACAAAATGGTTGATGTTCGTTTATCGTATGAAACAGGATTAGACAGATATTATGGATTGCTTGAACTTGCAATCAAACATGGTATCTTCAAACAAGTATCAACTCGTATTGAATTACCAGATGGCACTACACAGTTTGGTAAGACGATTAACAACAATCCAGAAAAATACTTTACAGAAGATGTGATGCAACAGATTGATGACATTGCTAGTAAAGAATTTAAGTATGGTCAAACAGATGTACCTCTCGAAGATGATGGAGCAATTGATGTACAAATATAATGAAGATGCTACTTTAAATGAATTAAAGAAGTATATTGACTCCACTTATGATGCACACTATAGTAAGGATAAATTCCAAGCTACAGAGTTCATTATAGATGGTGGTCATGGTGAAGGTTTTTGTATCGGGAACATACTCAAGTATGCACAACGCTATGGAAAAAAAGATGGCAAGAACAGAAAGGACTTGCTAAAAGTAATACATTATGGTATAATAGCATTATACGTCAATGAATTGGAGAATTTAAATAATGAAACTAAGTAACTATACAACTTCTGTATTGAAGAACTTTTCGACTATTAATCAAAATTTAGTGATTAAGGAAGGAAACACAATAACAACAATGTCTGCAATGAAAAACATTGTTGCTAAAGCTGAAGTGGAAGAAACATTTCCACAACAGATTGCAATCTATGACTTGAATGAATTTCTAGGAGCATTGTCTTTGTTTACAAGCCCTGTTTTAGATTTCAGTGATAACTATGTTATGATTAGTGAAGAAAACAAACCTACAACCAAGATGAAGTATTTTTACTCTGACCCATCTGTTGTAACTAGTCCTAACAAAATGATTACTATGCCTTCTAATGAAGTGAAGTTTACTATGAGTAGTGAAGATTTATCTAGACTAAAGCGTGCAGCTGGTGCAATTGGTGCGCCTGATATGGTTTTAGAAAAAGATGGTTCTAGTTCATCACTTACTGTAAAAGATAAAAAGAATGATACTGCTAATAATTATTCTCTTGATGTTGATACTACAAGTGAAGGTGAGTTTAACTTCTACTTTAAAGTAGAAAATATGAAACTTCTTGATGGTAATTATGATGTAGAGATTTCATCTAAAAATATTAGTCACTATACAAATAAAAGTACTGACATAGAATATTGGATTGCACTTGAACCCGAATCAACTTACACTGTTTAATTTAGGTACACTATATAATGGAAAAATATTTATGGGTGGAACAATATCGCCCAACAAAAATCAGCGACTGTATTCTACCAGATGATTTAAAAGACACATTTTCTGAGTTCGTTAATAATAAACATATACCAAATCTAATTTTATCAGGTGGGCCTGGCGTAGGTAAAACTACTGTCGCTAAGGCTATGCTTGATGAAATTGGTTCAACATATATGATGATTAATGGTTCAGAAGAATCTGGTATTGATGTCCTGAGAACTAAAATTAAGAACTTTGCATCTACTGTATCCCTCGAAGGTGGACGCAAGTATATCATCTTAGATGAGGCAGACTATCTTAACGCACAATCTACTCAACCAGCTCTGCGTGGTTTCATGGAAGAATTTCATAAGAACTGTGGATTTATTCTTACTTGTAATTATAAGAACCGATTGATACCACCATTACATTCTCGTTGTAGTGTTATTGATTTTATAATTCCAAATGACCAGAAACCTAAACTTGCAAGAGATTTCTTTGATAGAGCAAAGGATATTCTGAATAAAGAAAATGTAGAGTTTGAACCTAAACCTGTTGCAGAACTTATGAACAAGTTCTTCCCAGACTGGCGTAGAGTATTAAATGAATTACAAAGGTATTCTTCATCAGGTAAAATTGATGCAGGAGTGTTGGTAAATTTATCTGAATCTAATATCAACGATCTAATGATATCTCTGAAAAATAAAGAGTTTACTAATGTTCGTAAATGGATTGTACAAAATTTAGACAATGATCCTGTGCGTGTATATAGACGTATTTACGATAGTTTATATTCTAATTTGGACGCTAGTACTATTCCTCATGCTGTTGTTATCATTGCTGATTATCAATACAAGGCTGCATTTGTATCTGACCAAGAGATTAATCTGTTGGCATGCATGACAGAATTGATGGGTCAGGTGAAGTTTAAATGATATTATTACCAAATAAAAAATATAATATAATCTATGCCGATCCGCCTTGGCACTTTAAATCAAGAAGTGAAAAAGGAGATGGTAGAAATGCTACTCAGCATTATGATTGTATGTCACTAAAAGATATATGCAATATGCCTGTTAAAGAAATAGCAGATAAAGATTGTGTATTATTAATGTGGGTTACTGATCCATTATTAGAAAAAGCATTTAAAGTTATTGACGCTTGGGGATTCACTTATAAGACAGTAGGATTTACTTGGGCAAAATCAAACAAAACTAATATGGGAATGTTTACAGGATTAGGATATTGGACTAGATGTAATCCAGAAATGTGTTTACTTGCAACAAAAGGTAAACCTAAAAGAGTTAGTAAATCTGTAGCACAATTAGTTATAGATCAGCGTAGAGAACATAGTAGAAAACCAGATAGAATCAGAAATGATATAATTGAATTATGTGGTGATCTACCTAGAATAGAATTATTTGCTAGACAAACATTTGATGGTTGGGATGCATGGGGTAATGAAGTATAATGTACGAACTTAAAGATTACCTTAAAGAAATTAACACAGATAAAAACCCTCTGATGGACACAGATGATGAAATGTGGGAAAAGAAATATCCTGCTTTTATCGTAAACAAATGTCTAGCACCATTTCCAGATACTATCCACCTAGTTAACGAAATGAATCTCCACAACCACCTTGATAAAAAACTACAATTTGATTTTTTACTAAATAGTCTAAGAACAAGGAAAAGATTTACTCCTTGGCTGAAGGCGAGTAAATTAAATAATCTAGAGTATGTTAAAGAGTATTATGGTTACAATAACGAAAAAGCAAAGTCAGCTCTTAAAATACTTAATGATGAACAGATAAAGGCTATCAAGGATAGTTTGAATAAAGGTGGAAGAAATGGAAAGCATTAACTGGACACAGGGGCAGATGCTTGAAGTCGTTTTAAAAGAACCAGACGATTTTCTAAAGGTACGAGAAACTCTATCTCGTATTGGTGTTGCTTCAAGAAAAGAAAAAATATTATATCAATCATGTCATATTCTACACAAACAGGGTAAGTACTTTATTGTACACTTTAAAGAACTGTTTGCATTAGATGGTAAACAAACTAACTTATCAGAAAATGATATTGCAAGACGCAACACAATCTCAAAATTATTAAAAGATTGGGGATTAGTGGAGATTCAGGCAGAACTAGAACCTATTGCTCCTCTTAGTCAGATTAAAATTATTTCATTCAAAGAAAAAGATGAATGGGCTCTTGAAACTAAATATAACATAGGCAAAAAGAGAGAAATTTAATTTTGGAACAATTCAAGTCATTTATTACAGAAGAAGAAAAACATCAATCATATCGTTTTGTCATT